GGGGCGGTGTCAGATGCAGAGAACGTCGATGTGGGCGACCCCTGTACTTCCCAGTAGGTGCCGTTCCACAACCATGACTTGTCGCCAACAGAGTAGATTTCGTCTACTGTGGGGGAGTTGGGGAAGTCGATAGCCATCAGGCAGGCTCCTGATACTCGATCCAGACGTAACCAGAGCCACCAGCGGAACCGCTGGTTCCAGCGGTGCCACCGGCTCCAACCGTCACGGTGATGCTTGCCGCCGGTGTGACATCGGCACCGGCGACAATGTAGGCACCATCGTCGGTGGCCTCCACCATCATGTTCTGATGGCCTCGGATGTACTTAGCGGCGTGCCCGCTGTTAGGTTTACCGGCGAATGTCCTAATAGTGTATGCGGAAGCAACTCCCTCTGAGACGCCGCCGTTCCCGCCAGCCGCCGTGACCGTTCCGGATGCGAACGCAACCGATGAGTCGCCGCCGTCACCAGCGGTAGCGCCAGTACCCGCGCCACCGCCGCCGCCACGAATGTGTGCAATGGCGTAGGTCACGTCAGTAGGCACAGTCCACGTTCCTGACGCTGTAAATCTTGCAACCTTGGTAATCATTGCGGCTCCTCCGACGGATACCCATGCGCTTCCATCATAAACCTCCACGCTGGTAGTGCTGGTAAGAAATGATAGGTCTCCGGCAGCGGGGGAGGGGACCGCTGTTGTCCGGGCTGAGGCGTTTGCGTACACCTTGATGGAGGTGGCCGTTGCGCCTGCTTGAAGATCAGTGATGTCTGCTTCTACGTCGGTGACGGTTCCTACGGCAAGGTTTCCGCTAACGGCAGCATCCCCGGTTACGTCTAGCGTGACGGTGGGGGAGACGTTGTTGATACCAACCCTGTTATTGCCTGAATCTATACGAAATACGGTGGCGTCGATAGAGGGGCCGTACACCACCCAGCCGGTGCCGTCATACGTCCATGTGCGCCCACCTGACGTGTGGGTGTCGCCTGTGGTTGGGGCGTCTGGAAAGTCGATGGCCATGGGTCACTCCACCCAGAATCAGAGGTAATTGATTACGATAGAATACCTGTACTTGGCGTCTGTCTGGGACGTGCTGGTATGTTTTAGGTTCGTGTTCATAAGTAGCACACGATTCGCTACTGATCCTACCACTGTTCCGTCTTCCAGAACCGTAGAACCGTTGTTGGTATTAGGGTAATAGACCGCTGTTTTTACTTCGGGGTCGTCGTAATCGGTGTGGTAGCCGTGCTCCATGATCTCATGATGACGGGGGAAGTTGTTGACCCGGATACGCAACAACCCCCTCACCCCCAACTTCTCCACCAACGGCTTAAACGCTGAGAAATACTGGGAGTTCGGCTCATGGTTGAAATAGGCGATGTGAGCAAAGAACGGGAACTCCGAGTCGAAGTACGGGTTCACCATGACATTGTAGTTGAACCACGGAAAATCAAGCCCACCCAACAGTTGCACCAGTTCGGAGCAGTACTCCTCAGGCATGAAGTTGTCGATAATTTCGTAGTCTGCCATCACCAACTGATGTTATCGCTCCCAGCGGTGAACGCATAAACCGTGTACAGGCCGTCCGTGGTGGATGTGTACGTCAGTCCGCCCCCGATGGTTGGCAAGGTGGTTGTGAGCACTTTGACGACGACCACACCTGACCCCCCGTTCTGGCCGCCGCCAACAGCGAACGCTGCACCACGGCCTCCACCACCACCACCGGTCTTTGCGGTACCTGCGACATTGATGTTGCCGCCGCCACCGTCACCCCCAACACCGCCAGACCCGTTACCAGCACCACCACCAGCAAAATAGTAACTGCTACTAACAAGTTCGCCGATGCTCAATACACCAAACTCGTAATTACCGGTAATCGTGGATGCGCTGCCGACACCGCCCACGTTGCCTGAGCCTGCCGCCCCACTACCACCGCCACCACCCGACACGAACTGACCGGCACCAGAACCGCCATCATTACCCTGACCAGCAGTACCGGCACCACCGGGGTGAGACCCGAGACCACCACCGCCGCCACCTGAACCACCGGCAACACCTTCAAGAATACCGCCGCCACCACCACCATACGAAATGACGTTAGAGATGTAACTGTTTCCCCCATTGCTTCCGTCAAGCCCGTATTCGGGTGCGGGGGCGCTAGCAGGAGCACCTGCCCCACCAGCACCAATAGAAATACCGTAGTTCACACCCACAGACAAACCAAGAGTGCCCGTCAGGTAACCGCCACCACCTCCGCCACCGGCAGAACGGTTGTTGAACGAACCAGACCCTCCGCCCCCAGCAACAATCAGATACTCAATGGACAGGGGACCCGGCCACCTGCTGCTAAGAGAAGCCGCATACTGTTCTGATAGCACCCAAATGCCCGTGGCATCGCTAGCAGCGGCGTTCTTATCGATGCCGATGAACTTACGGGTAGGCATTACGAGATCTCTTCGTACGAGCAGATGACGTGTAGATCGTCAGCAGCCGAGGCGGTGACCCCGATAGACCTGTCCTCCTCCAGATAGAGGGCCGCAGACTTGTCCAGAGCGACAAGGGTGGAGTCGGCGGGGACGTTGATGGTGTGGGCGATCTTCGTACCGTTCGTGGAGCCGACGGTTGCCGTGTCCCAGATGGTAATGGTGATGGTCGCCGCGTTGGCTCCGTCCACGTTGGCCACGATGATGTTGTTGATCTTCAACACCTTGCCTGAGGATGCGGCGTTGGAAACAAGCGTGTTTTCGCTGGTGTCACCGAGCCGCACTAGGGCGGTCTTGGCGGTGATTGTTGCGACGTTGACGATGTTGGGTGCAGCCATATCAGCCTCCGAAGACCATGGCCATGGCTATGGCTTTTCCTGTAGTGGCGACTGATGCGCCGTTCGTAGTAATTGTACCGGTTGCTACGATTGTGCCGGTTACGTCTAGCCCGGTGGCGTCTAAGGTCATCTTCTCGGTTCCGGCGATATCAAAGCGGATGGTGTCATCGTCGGTGGTTTCCTCCACCTGAACCTTGGTATCCGTATCGGTGTCTGCCAGATATGTAGTCAGGGCCTGTGCCGTGTTGCCGAGTTCTACCCAGAAGCCATCGTAGTACGTAAAGGTTCGCCCCGTATCCGATTCAAACCACATATCTCCCTGTATAGGACTGGCGGGGGCCGTGTCTGAGATGGCGAGGTTGATTCCCTGCGTAGAGGTGCCTGAAACCTTCCAGTAGTCGCCCGTCCAGACGTAGGTGCGTCCGTTTACCGTGTGGGTGTCGTTGGTTGACGGGGAGTTCGGAAAGTCGATAGCCATCAGGGGGCCTCAGGATACGGGTAGCGGTCTTTTACCGATTGTACCGCATCCAGCCATTCTTGTTCTGTGGCTTCGCCCCTCTGGTATGAGAAGAAGAGGGGGTCGGCTTCTTGTTGATAGGCGGCTTTACGTTGGTTTTCTATTGCGGCCCGTTGCTGGTTGTATTGGACTGTGGGCCACGCATCATCTAGTTCCTGTTGGGTGGGCTTCGGCGGGTCGCTCAGCCACGTCAAACCCTCATAGGTGTCACCGTCCAACGTCCATTCAGCGTCGGGATAGTTCTCACTTAGTACGGCGGCGTAGTCGGTCATGCTGACACCTCCATAAGCGTGATAGATGAGACGCCAGCATTACTGTTCGCACCCGAACGGTTGATATACAGCGTCCCGTTACTCTGCTTTGCTTGGAGTTTGTAAGTCGTTGCCGAGGTGCTTGCGGGGCTGTCCAAATAAATGATCGGCAACGGCACAGCCGAGTTCTCGGCGAATGCGCTTTGGCTGTTCCACTCAATCGTGCCTGTCCCAAACGAACCCGCTGTCGTAATGAAAATGCCAGTCGAATCTCTGAGCAACAGAATCTGGTCGTTGGACCCGTTTGCGCTGTGTCCGACCGAGACCATCACCATGACAAGAATCTTGGACGACGTTGCTGATGGCGTGATGCTCAATGACATATCCGTAACGTCCACGAACGACGTTGACGACGTTGAGAACGCATCTAGTTTCGTGGTGGACACAACCTGCAAAATCTTGCCTGCTCCCGTAACACCACCAGCGAACGTAATATCACCAGAAGCATTAGTCGTAGCAATAGACGTACCATCAGTAGTCTGCCAGTTATCAAACCTCATAGTAGAAGCCATTAGTTACCCTCCAATCCGAATGCTGCCCGGATTTCATCTACAGAGAGGCCGAGGGCCGCGAGTTTGTCGATAGCGGACTGTTTAGCGGCAGCATCAGCATCTACAGCGTCGGCTTGTGCCTGCTGCACGGCGGGCCACGCATCGTCTAGTTCTTGCTGTGTCGGCTTCGGTGTATCGCTGAGCCATGTCAGCCCGTCATAGGTGTCACCGTCAAGCGACCAAACTGAGTCAGCATAATTAGCGACCAGCACGGCAAAATAATCGGTCACGCCGCAACCTCCATTACCGTAATCATTGTGGTTACTCCGTAGTAAGTGCCAGCGGCGTAGCGCCCTATGACAGCAGTCCCTGCGTTACACGCAGCCTGCAACTTGTATGTCGTGGCGCTGGTAGTGGCCGGGCTATCCAAGTAGGACAAAGCGAATCCTGTCCCGGCACCAGCACTGTTGTTATAGATATCACTAGTGTAATTCTCTGCACCGCCAGTCGATTGGGCTAGTGCTGTGGAGTCACGTACAATATTTAGGAGGGTATGACTGGTTGAACCGGTATTTCCCCCGATACCAGTTATCAAAACAAACACCTTGCTGGATGTCGATGACGGGGTGATGCTGACTGAGACACCAGTAACATCAACCATGCTCGTTGATGTGGTGCTAAACGAATCTACTTTGACTGACTGAACTACCTGCAAAATCTTGCCGGTACCCAATGTACTATTAGCAACCTCGGTGCCCCCTGTGTTCTGCCATGTATTAAACCTTAAGGTACTCATTGGGGGGCCTCCGGCAACACGGGGTTAGCAATGTCAATCGTGTCAGGAAGATCACGAAGAGCCTGACGGTAAGCAGCCCAAGCAGCAACGTCTACGGGTGCGTCAGCAACCTGCGTCCAATCAGTACGAGCCAGTTCGTAGTTGCGCCAGAGCCGAATCTGCTCCATCTTTTGATCGTCGGTTGCGTCAGGGTATTCGGGATGAAAATCAAAAGTTGCCACATTACACCGCCGTCACCGGGAAAAGAGCAGTAAACATCAACTCATCGCTAGTTGTCCAAGTAAATGGGATAGAACCGTTTATTGCGGATGTTTGGCCATAGGTAGCGCTCGCCTTGCTGGTTTTTAACAAACAAGTGGTCGAACCAACGCCATTTCCTTTTACAAAACCAAAAAACTCATCAGTGCCAGTATCCCTCATACATACTTGCCCAACGACGTTAAAGCCAGCGGCAGCCTGTTGCCAGCCAGATGGAATCACAAACGCTGGGTTTGTAGACATTGAAGTAGTGCTCCCCCACACCAGTCGATAGTCAATAAACATTAAGCCATTAAAAACCGTGTAGTAAGCAGTCTCTGTGCCGTTGCCGATCGTTAAACTTGACCATGTTGGAATCCAAGATGTGCGAACACCTTGCGCTACACCCCCGATCTGCAACCCGTCAACAGCGTTCAACGTATGACCGGTAGGAACAGAAATAACATTACTGTTCTCTGACAAACCCTCAAGAGACCCGACCGTTAACCTACTCATACAATACTCCACTCACTACCGTTACTCACAGTAACCGTAACCCCATCAGCAATAGTAATGGGGCCAGCCGACATACCATTGTATCCCGTCGGGATTGTGTAATCACTAGAGATCGTTTGACCGTTCAGCCAGATGGGGACGCCAGCAGCCGCCACATACCTCACCCAAGCAGAACTATCATAAATGTACGAGTTGTTGGTGTCTGTCTCGTAGATGACCTGACCTTCATACGGTGAAGGGGGGCGGGTCGTGGAGGTGCAGACGCCGGGTTGAAGGATGCTGTTCGGTACAGATGATGTTAGGCCCATGATACGGTTCCTGTTCCAGCAGTGAAGACGGTTACTTTATCGGAGCCGTCAATTGTGGTGGTGTAAGTTAATCCAGCAGTTGCGGTAATGGTTCCGTTTGATGGGTACCTAAGGACAACAAGACCTGATCCACCATTTCCGCCGTTAGATGTAGGGCTGCTAGCAGGGTGCGCGCCGCCACCGCCACCACCACCTGTGTTTGCTGTTCCAGCACCGCCAGCAGCACCACTACTATCTCCTCCTTTACCGCCGCCACCAGAACCGCCAGAACCTCCAACCTTTGTTCCGGTGTTAGTGTTGGCTGAGCCGCCGCCGCCACCGCCCCTAGTTGTTGGGGTTCCGGTTATTGCAGAAGATACGCCATTTCCGCCGTTACCTCCGGGGGTGCCGCTTGAAGATATGTTCGCGCCCGCGCTTCCGGCGCCACCGCCGCCACCTCCTCCGAGCCAAGATCCACTTTGGTGACCGCCATTGCCGCCAGCGTAACCTTGATTTGCGGTTCCAGCAGCACCCGTATTGGCCTGAATTCCAGTACCATCGCCACCGCCACCGCCGCCGCCCGAACCTCCAGAGTCGCCGGGGTATGATGCCTGTACGCCGCCCGTACCTCCACCAACAGAAGTTACTGAGTGGAATACAGAGTTGGAGCCATTTGTCTCGGTGCCTGCTGTGGAACGACCCGTCCCACCTGCACCTACCGTAACTGTATAACTTGTAATGTAATCTAGCGAAAGCCCCTCTTCGCTTGGTGCTCCACCACCTGAAGTTTCAGACTGGTAGGCAACACGGTAGCCACCGGCACCGCCGCCTCCACCGCCGCCTCCGCCGTCACCGCCGCCTCCGCCGCCTCCACCTGCAAGCACGAGATACGTCAAACTAATATTAGGGCCGTTTCTGAAATTAATCCAATTACCAGCAGCACTGGAATACCATTCAGGTTCACCCGTGGTCTCGTTGAACCGCATCTGACCAGCCGTAGGGGACGCAGGGCGCTCGGCAGTAGTACCAGAAGGCAACTGGACACCCTCACCGGACGTATCACCAATATTCACCCATGAAGACCCGGCCCACACAAACACTTTGCCGGTATCTGATTCAAAGATTACCTGTCCGGTATAAGGGTTATCGGGGCGGTCTGTTGAAAGACATACCCCTGTTTTTAGCCCGCCGGTAGTAGAAGAAACAGCCATTAGAAAGTCACCGTCCCTGTGCCAGCAGTAAATACCAACACAGTATTGAGACCTACCGATGATGAGGTGTACGTGAGACCAGCAGAAACAGAACTAGGCGGATTGCCTTGATAACTGATAATCACTACACCAGAACCTCCATTGCCGGAAGAACCACCACCGCCACCGGTATTATCCGTACCATTAGCGGCGGCTACTGGAGGTGTAACGCCAGTAAGGTTCGTGCCGATACCGCCGCCCCCAAGACCACCGGGATAGTTGGATGCCTGACTCCAGTTAGCCGCCGACCCACCGCCAGCCCTATACACCCCGGAACCCGTAATGTATGACTGAACACCGTCACCGCCACCACAAGGGTCAGATCCGTCGTTGTAGGCTCGGCCAGCCTGACCGGCACCACCACCACCACCACCATAAGGAGGTGAATTTCCACCAGATCCGCCAGCGTAACCTTGATTGGCCGTACCAGCACCAGCGCCCGAGTTGGCGACATACCAGCCGCCACCGCCCGAACCGCCAGCGCCAGCACTCCTGTTAGCGCCCGCAGAGTCGCTGGCCGCACCGCCGCCACCACCCGTGGAGGTAACAGTATGAAATACAGTGTTACTGCCGTTTGTTCCCGCTACCGCTTCGTTGCTGGCACCGTATGCGCCCGAGTTTCCCCCAGCCCCAACAGTTACCGTGTACGCAGTTGCGAAACTGAGTGTGAGCGGTGTTTCTGCTGAACTTCCACCGCCAGACGACTCTCCTTGTACTGAGGATCGGTAGCCGCCAGCGCCGCCACCGGCACCACGGGTGGCTCCACCACCACCACCTCCGCCAGCAACAACAAGGTATGTTGCCGTCACCTCTGGTGTTGATCTAAACCTTATCCATCCCGCAGCGGAGTGATAATACTCAGGCTCACCTGTAGTCTCATTAAACCTAATCATTCCCGTAGATGGGGACGCAGGGCGCTCAGCGGTAGTGCCAGAAGCAATCTTGGTGTAATCATCGCCCTTAGGGGTTTGGTCTAACAGAAGCCAAGCCGAACCGTCCCAAGTGAGAACCTTATTCGTATCAGTCTCATAAATAACTTGACCCTCGTAAGGGTTCGCAGGGCGCGTTGAACTAGTGCATACCCCGGTCTGGATACCCAGACGCCCAAGAGCAGCATCAATCGACACTAGGCGGTCTCCTTGACCCAACCCACGGCGGTTACGTTGACTCCAGATCTGTCTGCGTTCGCCTGTACGGTTTCTGTGGCCGTCAGGACCAATGCCGTATCGAACACCAGCGTGTCGTTACCAGCGATAGGGAGGCGGTAGAAGACGGCGTTACTAGCGGTAGCAACATCACCGATGGAGATCGTTGCCCACGCATCAACACCGTTAGTGTTGGTAATGATGATCTGCTTGGTCACCCAGACCCGACTAGCGGGGACGGTTCCAAGGGTGCCGCCACTAGCGGCAGTGCTGACTTCTGAGGGGCCGAATACCCTCGTCTCTGTGCGATCTCCTGCTGCCATTAGGGACCAATCTCCATCATGATCAACGCAGCATCCGTGCTGCTACTGGTAATTGTAGACGACGACGACGACGATCCGCCCCCGCCTGTACCTCCGACCTCAACCCACGCCGAGTCGTAGTAGACCAGCAGTTTTCCGGTGTCGGACTCAAACCACATGTCACCCTCAGTGGGGCTGGCGGGGGCGTCGTCAGAAACGGTAACGGAAGCACCGCCGCCACCGCCCCCACCGCCGACACCGATCTCAATCCACTGAGCAGACGAACCGTCGTCATAGTAGATATAAGTTATTCCGGTATCGGTTTCAAACCAGATGTCACCTGATATGGGGGACGCAGGGGCGGCGTCCTGCATGTAGGAACTGATACCCGCGCCGCCACCGACCTCAACCCACTGCTGCGAGGTCCCGTCGTCGTAGTAGATAAACGTGAGACCCGTGTCAGACTCGTACCAGAGGTTGCCGTTCTCGGGGGCGCTCGGCGGAGTATCAGAAATAGTGACGGATGCGCCCCCGCCGGAGACCTCCTGCCACGTTCCGCTGGACTTGAAGTAGAACGTGTCGTTAGTGGTATCAATGGCTATAGCGCCATCAGCGATACTGGAGGCGGGGGTGCCGTTAGTGGTTAGCGTGATGATGCCAGCAGCGGCCTCAAACGAGTCATCAGTCTTGAGGGCGTCAGCGGTATCTCGGTACAGGTTGACATCGCCAGCAGAAGCCCCGCCACCCCAGACAAGTCGCCCTCCCGCCTCAAACTTGATGCGGTCAGCGGCCTCGCCATCAACAGATACGGCCAATGCGTCGGACGCTGCCGACGTGATATTCCGTATGACAATTGGGGTAGTGAACTTCTGAGCCACGACTCAGTTCCTTCCATGGGGGCCGCAACCCCCTTATGTCAGCCCGTTAAGACGATTCGGTAATCGCCAGCGGTGATGCTGGCACCGTTAATGGTGACAGTAGCAGCGCTGGTGGAGGTGCGAACGGAATCAGCGATAACCGTCGCCCCCGTGGAGACCTCAAACACCTGAACGAGGACATCCTTGGTACCGAAGTTATGGGTCACCGTGGTGATGCTGGTGGAACCAGACGAGGCGGCACAGTCCTGAGCGGCAACACGGGCCAGCGTCGGGGTGCTCGTCGTGCCGGAAGTGGTGTCAGCGAGGTTGTTACGGGCATCAGCCGCAGTGCTGGCACCGGTACCACCGTGGGTGACCGGAAGATCGTTGGTAACAGCGTTGGCATTGGACAAGTCCAGAGCGCCCCACGAAGGAGTGGTGCTGGAACCATCAGAGAGAAGTACCTCACCAGAAGTAACCGACGACTTGACGGCCACATTGTCAGAGCCGTCAATGTAGGTGGTGGTTCCATCGACGTTGACATCAATCTGGTTCGACTGAGTACCGGACTTAGAAAGACCGTCACCAGCAACGATCTGACCAGCACCGGAGAACTTGGCGAAGGTAAGGGCCGTGGTGTCAAGGGTAATAGTGTCGTTGGTGGAGAGCACCCAGCCACTGTCGCCGTTAGCGGCACCCTCAGCAACGAAGGTGAACAAGCCAGCGGTGACCTCAGCACTGGAATCAGCGTCGCTTGAGCGTGACCACGCGCCACTGGTGGAGACGACATAGATACCGTTCTCAGAGCCGGTGGACTGGTCCTTGACGAGGACACGGTCCCCGTCGGTGAGGGTCACACCGTCGATGGAGGTCGTGGTGTTGCTCAGGGAGATGTCAGAGCCGGTCGTGGCAACTCGCACCGACTGCTTAACGTCCAGACCAGAGCGAGCCGCATCGACGTACGCCTTGTTAGCAGCGTCAGTGTCAGCAGAGGGGGCCACAAGGCCAGTGACCTTGTTGGCGGTGATGTCGTTGGCAGAGAAGTCACCAGACGCATCACGGAAGACAATGGTAGAGCCGGTGTTGCTAGCGGTGGCGGCATCCAACTTCGTCTTATCAGCCGCCGACATGACACCGGGGTCGCTGGTCGTAGCAGCGTTAGGAGTAACGCTGACCGTACCGTTGGATTCACTGACGGTCAGTGCGGCAGAATTACCTCCAGCCGACTGAACAGCGTGGACGACCTTGCGCCAGCCTGTACCGTCATACCACTTGATGACATTCTCAGTCGTGTTGTAGACAACACGCCCAACAAAGTTACCGGTGTTGGGGTCAGAGGCTAGGCTTTCAAAGCGACCATTGAGGATCTGATTCTGAACCAGATCAAGATTTGTAACGAACTTCGTTGCCATAAAAAGTCCTTAGGTTAGATAGGCAATGCCCGAGAACGGCTGAGTGAAGTCTACACGAATTGAAGTCTCGCTGAGGTAAGTTACCTCGCCTATAACCTGTGTTTTTCCGCTGTCCACAACCGTGACACTGGGGTGCCCACCGAGGTTGTGGGTGATGCTCCAACTAGCAGAGGGGGAAACTTGGTCGTAGATGTAGCGCCTGACATTTCCTGATGTAAACGCACCAAATGGAACATCTGGCCACCCGTCGTTGGTCTTGGGACCATACAGAGCATTAGCGTCATCAAGATCTACGTAGTAATCACCAACAGATCCGATATCTACGGTCGGATACCCGTTGCCCTGTAGAAATACGGAGCCACGGGGACCCTGCGCTCCAACCGTAGAGACTTCAACGACGTTGTCTCCGGGGCTGGTGACCTCTACAACATTCTGCTCGGGGTAAGCCTCGACAGTGTTGATGGACTCAAATACTTCAACATAAGTGTTCATTACCTAAACACCTTCGGCCTCACAACAAAGAGACCCATGAGAAGCCGTTCGACAATGCCGCCTGAAGAGGTCAACTCAAGCGTGTAGGTGTAATGACCCTCATCAAGGTTAGCCGTATCTTCGTCGGCAATGAGAAGGTCAATGGTTCCAGCCGCATCACCTAACGTGATGCGGCCATTGGATGTAGAGAGGGTCAGCGCAACGGGGGCCGCAGTAGTTCTATCACGGATAACCATCTCGGCTGAGTAGCCGGTAAGGTCGATCAACGACCCAGTGGAGTCCTTCCACTTGACCGTCTGTGAGAACGTGGCTCCCTGATCGGCAGTAAACCCATAAGTTCCTGCTAATGAAGTCATCCTCGTCTCCTCTACAACTGGTAAGGGCGGGGGCAGATGCCCCCGCCCTTTAGCCAGTACTTACTTGGCGGGGTTATCAGGCGATGGCCCCACCGAGGGTGTTGAGGACGACGCGGGACTCGTGCGTGATCATGCCGAAGCCCCAGATGGCGTACCACGCCAACCCGTGCTCACGACCGAAGTCGATCACACCACCGTCTCGCAACTCAACCGGGAGCGAGATGGCGTGGCCGAAGGCGTTGTCACCGATCATGATGGCGGCGTACGACTCGTCAGCGACATCGCCGTCACCAGCGTCCGGCAGGCCAGCGGCAATGGCGCTGGTGTCCAGACCCTTAGCAACCTGCGTGGTCTCAATGAAGACAACGTCGTAGATACGCCCGATCTCACCGAGCATGAAGTTGCCGGGGGCGGCGTACTTCGTGACCTCGATGAACTCCGGCCAGTCACGGAGCGCACGGCTCTGGGACGGGTGAACGAAGCAGACGTAGGTGTCGCCCAGACGCGGGATGTTCTGGCCAGCGAGGACCTCAACGGCATCCTTGACGGTCGCCGGGGACATGTAGCCCGGAGCCGAAGCGGAACCGACGGTGCCCGGGTCGTACGGCGAGATAGCGCCACGAGCCGAAGCCGTGGTGCGACCGAAGACCGCGTTGGGGGCAACAGCGGCCCCACCACCGAACGGGATAGCGTTCTGGTAGAGGGTGTTGCGGGCCTGCGTGTCCATGGACTGAGCCATGTGACGACCGAGGAGGCGCGAGGCCGAGGCCATCACGTCATCGAACGAGGCGTTGAGGAGGAGTTCGGTGACGGCGACAGCCTTACCGTGCTCCTTGACGGTGATCTGGATCTGCGACGCCGAGAGGGCGACCGGCTCCATACGAACACCCTCAGTCAACTCCGACCCAGTCTGGTCGACGCTGAGGTTGTTGTAACGCATGAAGTTGATCGTCAGACCGGGCTGAACGCCCAACTCCGTCTTCTTGACGGCGAACTGCTCAAA